CGGACTGTGGTACGAGTTCGCCCGAGTCGTTCGCGGGCTTCGACCCCGATACGTCGTCGTGGAGAACGTCGCAGCGCTGCTTGTTCGGGGGTTGGATGCCGTTCTCGGGACGCTGGCCTCGGACGGGTACGACGCGGAGTGGTTCTGCCTACCGGCTGCCGCCGTGGGCGCCCCGCACATCCGCGACCGCGTCTTCATCGTGGCTCACGCCCAGCGTGGAGGACGCGGGGAGGGCGGGCAACGCGGAGGCGCGGGACGAATACGAAGCGGACGGCAGAACGACTTGCGCCAGGCTGAGGAATCAGGTCGCGGCGAGGCAGCAGTGGCCGACGCCGCGAAGCTGCTCGGCGATGGCGGCCGGGATCACAGAAGCGGCCATCGAGAAGGCCGGGGAGCGTTTCCCGAACCTCGAGACCGTCGTGACGATCCGGTCGTTCCCCACCCCGCGAGCTTCGGATGCGGAGCGGGGCGGGCGGGGGGAGCTCCTCCACTTCTGCAAGGGCGGGACGCCAAGAGGAGCCTTGCCGAGTTCCGAGGCACCGTCGGCCTCGCCCAGTGGGGAGCCGACCCCGCCGATGACCCTGAATCCGGCGTGGGTCGAGTGGCTCATGGGGTTCCCTCCAGGGTGGACCGACTTAGGGGATTAGGGAATGCCGTGGTTCCCCAGGTGGCGGAATACATCGGTCGGCTGATCCTCGAGCACGACGCAGCGGGGGCCTAGCCCTCCTCGCTCATCCACTCCGCCGACGTGTCGTCGTCGAGCTGCAAATAGCGCTGGGTCATCGCCACCGACGAGTGCCCCATCCACCTCGAGACGACGTACAGCGGCACCGGCCGTCCCGTGAGCTGGCCGAAGACGGCCCAGCGGCCGAACGATCGCCGCATGTGGTGGTTGGGGCTGTCGGGGTCGGGCAGCCCCGCGCGTTTGCAGGCGCGGCGGATCGCCGTCATGGTCGACGCCCCCGACGTGGGCCCGCCCTTCTCCCCCCGGAGGATCGGGCCCCCGTCGTCCCCCCGCTCCGCGAGGATCCGCGCGAGCAGCTCGTGGGCCTTGCGCGAGAGCGGGACGGCATACCCCCGCCCCACCTTGTCCAGCTCGGCCGGGAGCCGGAGCAGCCCGTTGCCCCTCTCGCCCTCGGCGGGCCACTCGATCGCCGTCCAGCCGATCGAGGTCAGCGCCGTGATCCGCAGCCCGGTCTGGGTCCCGAGCGTGAGCAGCTCGCGCAGCCAGGGCCGGGCCTCTCGGGCGAGCGCCTCGAACTGCTCCGGGGTCCACGAGCCCCGGCGCTTCTTCTCCGGCCGCGCCGGGATGGGCAGCAGCCGCCAGGGGTTGGACTCCAGCCGCCTCACCAGCACCGCCGCCGACCAGGCCGCGGAGAGGTAGCCCTTCTGGGTCGAGAGCGTGCCGTGCGCGATCCCCGCCGCCGCCCGGGCCTCGAGGTAGTCGGCGCAGGCCCGGGGCGTCAGCTCGCGGACGAGCGTGATCTTCCGCCCCGCGGCGAAGTCGAGCAGGCTGGCGCAGCACCTGGCCAGCAGGTCGGCCGAGCCCTTCGCCTGCGTCCGGGCGTAGGTCTCGCGGTAGGCGGCCAGGAAGTCGTCCAGCCGCTGCTCGGCGGCCGTCTCGATCCGGGACCGGGCCGCGCGCTCCGCCTCGATCAGCTCGGCGGCCCGCTCGAGGGCGTCGGGCGTCGGCGTGGGCTCCCCCCTGCCCTTCCAGGTCTTCGGCGGGCGGCCGACCACCTTCTTCCGCCACCTGGCGCCGTCCCAGTACTTCACCCACCAGTGCCGCCGGCGGCTGTCGTAATGGATCTTCGAGGCCACGAACCCACCCCTTTCGCGACACGATGGGCGCAGAATGGTCGCGGTCGCCGGACCCGCCCGTTGTTCACTAGTCCTGTCGACGTAAGTCCTTACGCCACAACGTGGCCGTTCAGTACTGAACACCCCTGAACAGCGGTAGCAGATTAATCATAAATTTAACGAGCGCCGCACGCAAGCCCTTGCAGGACTTAGATTGCCGCGGGCCGAGCACCGGAAACGACCCCCGCCACTGGGCTCAACAGCCGCAACTGGGGGCACGATTTGGGCGCAGCCGTGGGCGCAAGAGGCGGCCCGGTGAATCCGGCATCGGGGCCGTGGAAGACGCGAATCCCGACCATTTCCGCGGACTCCCGGAAATGGTCGGGCGGCCCCGGCGAAGGCATGCACAGCGCTTGCTCCGGGCCGTGGCTGTGTGTATGCTCCCGTCGTCGAGCCGCCCCTTCAACCCGCGGAGAGGTCCATGGTCACCTCGAACCACTTCAACGACGCTGACGGCAATCCAGCGGGCGGCGCCACCTACGGGACGGGCTTCGCGATCGCCTGGCAGAACGGCCCGCTCGGCCGGGGCGAACATCGAGAGGAGCCGAACGGCGCCTTCGTGGAGGACATCATCGGGGCGGCGATCGACCGGCTCCAGCACTATCAGGCGTCGAAATTCGCCTGCGAGCCCAACGCGACCGCGATCATCATGCTCGAGGACGCCCTCGGCAATCTCCGCCGGCGAACCGCCGAGCGGGAGGCCCGCAGCGTCGAGGGGACCCACGCGGTCTGAGCGCCGGCCGCAGCAAACTGCCATACCCCAGGGGCAGGCGCCCCACACGAGAGGACCCGAGCGCGGCGTGATCGTGCGGCGAGGTGTCAACCGGGGCCGCAACGCACGATGAGGTCGAACGGGTCCAACTGACGACGCGGAGTCTCAGCCCACGGTTGCTCCGCAATGGCCCCGGCCCGGTCGCGATCCCTCGGGGTCCGGCCGGGCCGGTGGTGTTTCGGGGCGAGTAGCGCGATGTGATCAGGATGTAACCGGGGTAAGGATGGATTCGCCCGCCCTTCGCCCGCGAGGCCACGCGGCGTACAATGATTGCACGATTCGCGTCTTCCTAAGCCGATTCGGGGGCGAGAGTTGCTGCGGATTGGTGCCGCGCCTTGACGGTGATAGTCGACAGCAGGGCGCCGAAGCCGGCGCCTTGCGATCTCGACGGGCGCCGTCGCCCGGCCTCTCCCGACGGAGCGCAGACCCTTGCACGTCGCGATCCATCAGCCCGATGGCCCCCGGGGCGAGGTAGCCTCCAGGCCCCACGGCCGTCGTCGGCAGCGATACGGCGTGCGACGGGCGACTCGAATCAGGGACCTCCTGATCGGCCTGGCGTTGCTGGACGCGAGGCTGAGCACGCTAGAGATCGCGGTGGCCCTCAACCTGTCGGAGCGGGCCGTCCGCAAGGCCCAGCAGCGCGTGAGGGATCGGCTGGTCGCGGCCACGCGAGACGACGGCCTTGGCGATTGAGCGCGACGCTCCCGAGCCGCTCGGGGTGCTCTTCGGCTCCCAGCTCGGCTGGGACCCGGGGCGCGAATCCCAGCGGCAGGGCCCGACCTGCAAGACCTGCGGCGGCACGATCGCCGACGGCTCGCGGCTGTACTGCGCGGCCTGCACGGCGACGGGGTTCGAGGCGCGGCTGGCGGCGGCGAAACGGCGGGCCCCCGTGCCGAGGGCCAAGCAGCCCCCGGCCGAGAAGCCCCCGAAGCTGACGCGCCGGGAAGTGCGGGCGATCCGGCGGACGCCCGAGGGCCGGGAGTGGCTGCGAGAGCAGGGCTATCTCAAAGGCGAGAGCGACCAACCGGCCGGCTGACGGCCGATCCAGCGAGGCGACGACCCATGCGACGAGCGGCCACGGCCCTGCTCCTACTGCTGTGCGCGCCGGCCCTCGCCGTCGGCCAGGCCGACACCCCCGATCATCGGGGTGAGGTCTGGGGCGGGCTGGTCGACCCGGTGACGGGGACCAAGGCGCAGGTCCAGATCCCGCTCGAGCTCAGGCAGCGCAACTCGGTCGGGACCAACGGGGCCGGGCTGTGCGTGATCGCGAGCCAGGTGACCGACGGGCGCAAGCAGGAGCGACCGGCCGAGGTCCAGGGGCTCTGGGATACGGCCAAGCGCCGCTGGGGCGGGTACTCGCCCCCGAAGCTCAAGTCGCTGGTGGCCGAGGTCTGCCCCGAGCTGCCCTACCTCAGCTACGAGGGGGCCGACACCGACGGCCTCGAGCGGCTGACCCGCCAGGGCATCCCGATCGGGGTAACCTATTCGACGGGCAAGCTCTACGGGTATCGCCATATCGCGCACATGGTCAGCCTGATCCACCTCGACTCGGCCCGCGCGGCGGTGATCGACAACAACAAGCCGGAGGTCGTCGCCTGGATGCCCCGGGCGGAGTTCGACCGGCGGTTCCGCGACCGCGGCGAGGGCTGGGCCTTTCTCTGGCAGCTCGCCTCGGCCCGGCTGGGGCCGGTGAGTCTCGACGGGCTGCTGGTCGCGGTGGTCGTCGGCGGAGGGGTCGCGATCCTCTACCTCGCCCTGAGGCGACGGCACGAATCACGCGCGGCGGCCTGAGCCGTCACGCCCAGCACAAAACCCTTGAAAGCGCTTGTTGATCAGTCCCGGGCCGGGATGGCCCAATCCCCAACCCCGAGGCATCCTCCGATGCGACTGTTGATGCGACTCCTGATCGGCCTCCTGACCCTGCTGGGCGGGCTGGCCTTCGCGCCTCACGTCCCGGCCCAATCCGTGGTGGCCGGAATCCAGGCCGTGCCCAACGGCCTCGACGGCTTCGTGGCCGTCTACGACACAATCAGCCACCGGACGGCCTATCGGCTCTCCCTCGAGGACGGCTCCGAGTACTGGTACAAGCCCCCCGTCGGCGTGCTGGTGGCGACGGCCCCGATGGTGGTGAGGGCCCGCAACGAGTCGGAGCTGGCGACGATCGGCGACACGATCACCGACTACGCGGCGACGCACGGCGTCGACCGCAACCCGAGGCAGGCGGTCGAAGGGTGGACCGGCCCGGCCGGCGACCTGAAGGCGATCGCCCAGGGGCAGGACTGCCCGGCGGACGAGAGCGGGGGCTGGCTCCAGCCCAAGGTGGGGCTGGACGAGGGCACGAAGATGCTCGCCCTCGCCGCGATCGTCGTCGTGGCCGTCGCGCTCCTGGTGGTGCTCAAGCCGCGCAAGTGACGGCGGCCGTCGGCCGTCTCCCAACCCGTCGAAGTACTCCCCATACGAGGGCGAAGGCGTGGACCTGCAATTCCTGATCGTGGCGGCGCTGGCCGCCCTCCTGGTGGTGATCCTGTTCGAGCGGTTCCGGGGCCACCCGGCCCCGGCCCCGGCCGTGGAAGTGCTGCCGTCGCACCCGATCTACAGCGACCCCGTCGCCGACGTCGCCGAGCTGCTGGACAGCCGCGTGAAGTACCGCCGGGCCCAGCACTGGCTCGACACCGGCGTGCGATCGCTGGCCGACAACGACACCCAGACCATCGCGCGGGGCTACGGCCAGCTCGTCGGCCAGCCGATCGAGAGCGCGGGCCCCATCGAGGCGATCCCGCTGGCCGGGCCGGCGCCGAAGCGATCGGCCCGCGCGAAGAAGTGACCGGCCCGGCTGGCGGATCGACCGATTGACCCGAAGGACGAACCGATGCGCACGGCGAACGAAGCGGCCGAAGATCGAATGCTGAAGTGGTTCAGATTCGAGCACCTGCCCGAGCACCTCAAGCAGGTGTCGGCCCCGTTCCACGGGCTGGCGACGACCATCTGCCAGCTCGTCGAGCCGGGCCCGGAACGCACCGTCGCCCTCCGGAAACTCCTCGAGGCCAAGGATGCGGCGGTCCGCGGGAAGGTCAGCCCTGGAGGCTGATCGGCCCGGCTGGCGCGACCAGCTCATCGCGAACCTGGGGCTGCTGATGGCGGCGGTGGCGATGGTGGCAACGTACCTGATGCGAGAGACCGAGCCTTGAAGACCGAGCGCATCGCGATCGAGAAGCTCCACGCCGACCCCGCCAACCTGCGCAAGCACGGCGAGCGGAACCTCGCGGCGATCGAGGCGAGCCTGGCCCGGTTCGGCCAGCAGACGCCGATCGTCGTCGGCGCGGGCAACGTCGTCCGCAAGGGGAACGGGACTCTCGAGGCCGCGCGACGACTCGGCTGGCCATCGCTGCTCTGCGTCCGCACGAAGCTCGAGGGGAGCGAGGCGACCGCCTACGCGATCGCCGACAACCGGACGGCGGAGCTGGCGGAGTGGGAGCCGATCGGCCTGGCCGATGTGCTCAGGGCGCTCCAGTCCGAGGGCGACGACCTGGCCGGGGCCACGGGCTTCGCGGCCGACGAGGTCGACGCGCTGTGCGAGCGGCTCGGGACGCAGATCCTCGCGGCGGGCGAGGCCGTCGAGGACCCGGCCGGCGAGTGGCAGGGGATGCCGGAATGCACGAGCGAGGACCGCCGGCCGTTCCGGACGCTGCTCGTCCACCTCGGGTCGCAGGAGGCCGTCGACGAGTTCGCCGGGCTGATCGGCCAGGAGATCAACCCCCAGGCGAAGTACATCTGGCACCCCGAGCAGATCCGCCAGGATCGCCGGGGCGAGCGGTGGGTCGAAGACGGCGAAGAATGAACCCGCGCCACCCCGTCTATGTGATCTCCAAGGGCCGGCCGAAGCCGACCCAGTGCCTCACGGCGGTCCATCTCGGCCGCATGGGCGTGCCGTTCCGGCTCGTCGTCGAGCCCCAGGAGGCCGCCGCTTACGCGGCGACGTTCGGCCGCCGGGTGCTGCTGGAGCTGCCGTTCTCGAACCTGGGGCTGGGGTCCATCCCGGCCCGGAACTGGGTCTGGCAGCACGCGATCGAGGCCGGCGCCGAGCGGCACTGGATCATGGACGACAACATCCGGGGCTTCTACCGGTTCACGGACAGCCGGCGGCGGCGGGTGACGAGCGGGGCGATCTTCGCCGCGGCCGAGGACTTCGTCGACCGCTACGTCAACGTGCCCCTCGCCGGGCTCCAGTACAAGATGTTCGTGCCCGACAACTGGCCGCACCCGCCGTTCCTCCTCAATACCCGGATCTACAGCTGCATCCTGATCCGCAACGATTGCCGGCACCGGTGGCGGGGCCGGTACAACGAGGATACCGACCTCTCGCTGCGGGTGCTCAAGGACGGCGACTGCACGATCCTGCTCCAGGCGTTCCTCGCCGACAAGATCGCCACCATGACGATCAAGGGCGGCAACACCGACGAGCTCTACAAGCAGGATGCCGCCTTCGACGGCCGCCTCGAGATGGCGCGATCGCTCCAGCGGCAGCACCCGGACGTCGTCAGGATCACACGCAAATGGGGCCGGTGGCAGCACTACGTCGACTACCGGCCCTTCAAGGCGAACAAGCTCATCCGGCGGCCCGGGGTGGAGATCCCGGCCGGGGTCAATGAGTACGGGATGCGGTTGGTTCGAAGGCCAGCCGATGGGCCTCGGAGAACAGCGTCCCCGGCGACACCCGCAGCCGCTTCGCCTCCGTCGCGACCATCGCCCTGACGGCCTCGTAGCCGCCCGTCCGGGGGTTCTCGCGGTACTCGCGGATCGCCTCGGCGCATCGGATCAGCCCGGCATCGTTCGTGTTCATCGCATCCCCTCGATTTGGTGATATGGACACGGGTTGATCCTATCACGGACCCGGATCAGGTCAATCGGCCGACCGCCCGCGTTTCCGCAGGAACCGGAAAGGAACCGGAAAGCCGGCCCTCGCGTGTGGCGAACCCAGACCCCTCCCCCTCGACCCGATTCGGCCCCGGCAACAACGCGAACCCCGGCGGACGCCCGCGCGGCCGGAGCGTGACCGCCCGGCTCCGCGAGCTGCTCGAGGCGGGCGAGATCGACGGGCGGGCGATCAAGGGCGGGAAGCAGGTCGCGGACCTCGTCGCCGAGGTACTGCTCCGGGGGGCCCTCCAAGGCGATCCGAAGCTGATCGCGATGCTGCTGGACCGGACCGAGGGGAAGGCGTCGAACAGCGTCGATCCGGAGGAGCAGCGGGCCGCGCCGCATGAGATACCGGACGCCGACCCCCGATTCCTGGACCGCGACGAACATCCGGCTCTGGAGGGAGTTCAGGGCGGGCCGACTGCCGAAGGAGCTGCTGCTGGTCGGGCCGGCGGGGACGGGGAAGACGTGGGGGGCCGTTGATTTCTTCCACGTGCTCTGCCGGGACAACCCCGATCTCCGGGTGCTCTGGGCGAGGGCGACGAGGGCGGCGCTGACGGAGAGCGTGCTCGTCACCTACGAGCAGCGGGTGCTCCCCAACGATGGGATGGAGTGGCTGGCGGCGGGCGTCCAGCGGCGGGTGAGGCAGACGTACCGATACCCCAACGGGTCGGAGATCGTGCTCGCGGGCCTCGACAACCCGGCCAAGGCGCTCTCGACGGAGTGGGACTTCGTCTACATCAACGAGTGCATTGAGGTCCAGCCTGAGTCGTGGGAAACGCTGCTCTCGCGGATGAAGCGGCCGGGGCGGAAGGCCCGGTTCGGCTACCTGATCGGCGACACGAACCCGGGCGACCCGACGCACTGGCTCCGGGGGCGGATCGAGGCGGGGAAGCTGGCCGAGTGGACGGTGCCCCACGAGGCGAACCCCGCGAACTTCGACGGGCGGGGCTGGACGCCTGACGGGCTGGCCTACCTCGAGCACCTCGAGCACACGCTGACCGGCTCGCGTTACAAGCGGCTCCGCGAGGGGCTCTGGACGGCCGGCGAGGGGGCGTGGTTCGGGGCCTTCGACTCGTCGAAGCAGGTCGGCGACGACGCGGAGTTCGACCCGAGGTTCCCGGTCCACCTGGCGTGCGACTCCAACGGGTTCCACAACGCGGCGGTGTGGTTCCAGCTCAAAGGCAGCCCGGAAGACCCCGTGTTGCACGTCTTCGGCGACTGGTACAGCGAGGCGGAGATCGGGGCGTACGCCAAAGCGGCGGAGATCCTGAGGCTCTGCGGCGTGCTCTGCCGGGGCGGCTACGACTTCGGGACCTACGACCCGGCGGCCGGGTCGAACATGGGCTTCGACACGACGATCTCGGCGGAGTACACGCGGGCCGGGCTGCGGCTTCAGCCGTGGCCGACGTTCCCGGGGTCGGTGCTCAGCGGGCTCAACCTGGTGGAGAGCTTCCTGCCCTCGATGCGGGTCCACCCGAGGTGCGAGCGGCTGATCGCGGCCCTCGCGGGATACATGAGGCAGCGACGGCCGAACGGCCAGTGGATCGACAAGCCGGTGGACCCTCAGCACCCCCATGAGGACCTGATCGACAGCCTTCGCGGCGGGCTGCTGGCGAAGTTCCCGGAGGGGCGGAAGCCGGCGCCGAAGCTGGGCGTGGTGAAGGCAAGGAAGGTGTTCTGATGCCGTTGCCGGAGACGCCGCTTTCGTTCGCGTGGAAGTTCGGGGACGAGGTCTTCCTGAAGGTCTGCGACGACTGCAAACCGGGGCTGGTGACGGGCTACAACCTGCGGCCCGGAGGTCGGGTGCTCTACGTGGTGACCTGGGGCGACCACACCGACTCGATGCACTACGCCTTCGAGCTCACGGGCAAATTCGAACCGAGGTACGCGGACAACTGATGGCAGCGCCCGGGAAACGAATCACCGACCGTCGGCACCCGGAGTGGGCGGCGCACCACCAGCGGTGGCGGTGGCTGCTGGACTCCTACGAGGGGGGCGACCGCTACCGGTACGCGACCTACGGCAACGACTCGCGCGGGCTGCCGATCCGCAACCTGGTGAGGCACAAGCGGGAGTACCCGCAGGACCAGGCGGCGGACGCGGGGACGCTCTTCCGCGAGCACGGGCCGAACCCGGCGGTCGCGGCGACGGACGACGATTACACGCTCCGCCTGGCGAGGACGCCGGTGCCGACCTTCGTGGCGGAGGCGGCGGGGGACAACGTCTCGGCGATCTACGCGAGGGAGGTCGAGCGCACGGGCCCGGCCGAGCTCGAGGCGTGGTGGGAGGACGTGGACGGTCGCGGGACGCCGATCGACCGGTGGATGGAAGAGACGGTCGCGCCGCTGCTGTACACGCTGGGCTGCCTGGACGTGCTGATCGATCACCCGGCGGCGCCGAAGGGCGAGGTGATCGCGACGAAGGCGGATGCCCAGCGGCTGGGGGTGACGAGGGCCGTGGCCCGGGCGGTGTACCCGGAAGACGTCGTCTGGTGGAGGCTCGACCCGGCGACGGGGGGGTATCTCGAGGCGATGGTGAGGGAGTGGCACCCGTCGGACGCCGACGAGGACCAGCTCGAGGAGCGGCTGCGGCACTGGACGGCGACGGAGTCGGTGCTGTACGGGGTCCGGGGCGACAAGGTCTCGGAGACGCCCCACGGGTTCGGCCGGGTGCCGATGGTGAGGGTCTTCGACAAGCGCCGGCCCCGATGCGAGCACGTCGGGCTCTCCCGCCTCGAGGGGACGGCCGAGCGCCAGCGGGAGTATTACAACCGCGACTCGGAGCTGATCCTGTCGGACACGACGCAGGCCCACCCGCTGCTGCAGGGGCCCGAGGACTACGTGCAGCCGGACGGGACGGTGCCGGTGGGGCCGGGGTGGTTGCTGCCCAAGAAGAAGTCGATGACCGGCGGCTCGGTCGAGTACGAGGGGTTCGAGGTCGTCGAGTTCGGGAAGGGCGGGGCCGAGTCGATCCGCCAGAACAAGCAGGATCTCCGCGACCAGGTCGACCGGGAGGCGAAGCTGGCGAAGCCGGCGGGCTCGACGGCCGTCGGCGGGGAGGGCGCGGGGGTCGTCGCCCAGAGCGGGCTGTCGAAGTCGTACGACCACGCGGCGAGGGCCCGGCTGCTGGCGAGCCTGGCGCAGACCTTCGCGGAGGCGGAGAAGCGGGCGGCGAGGCTCGCGCTCGTCGTGCTGACGGACAGTCCAGAGCCGGAGACGGACGGCGTCGAGATCACCTACCCGGCGCTGTTCGACGTGATGGACCCGGCGGAACTGGCGACGGGGCTGGGGCAGTTGCAGCGCGTCGTCGAGGGCGCGGGGGCGCTGCCGAAGACCGAGGCCGACCTGATCGGCCAACTCGTGCGGGCGCTGATGCCCGGACGGACCGACGACGTGTACGCGGCCTGCGATCGGGAGATCGAGGCCGAGGTGAAGAAGAGGTCCGTCCTGCTGGACGACCTCGCAAACGGCCCGATGGACGAGACCAATGCCCAGCGCGTTCCTCCGAAGCAGCAGCCCCGGCGTGGCACCGACCATGTTCCGGGTTCTTCTCGATCCTGACCCGGCCGGCGGCGGCACGGGGGGAACGCCCCCGGCCCAGGAGCCCCCGAAGGCGCCGGAGACGATCACGCTGCCGAAGGGCGAGGCCGAGGCGCTGTTCCTCGCCCGCCGCGAGTTCGAGCAGTACAAGGCGGCCCAGGCGGGCGAGCAGCAGCGACTCCGCGACGAGGCGATCGCCAACGCGGCCAAGGACAAGGCCGACGCCATCGCCCAGACCCGGGCCGACGGCGACAAGAAGTACGACAGCCTCGCCGGCCGCTTCCTGAAGTCGGAGATGGCGCGGGTCGTCAGCGATTCGCTCGCGGGCCTGGACTTCGCCAGCCCGTCCGCGGCGAAGCAGGCGGCCCTCATTCTCGGCGGCGAGGTGGAGGCCGTGTTCGGCGACGACGGGCAGCCGGTCGTCCGGGTGAAGGCGACGGGCCTGCCCGCGGCCGAGCACCTGAAGGCGAGCATCGCCTCGCCGGAGTTCGCCCACTACCTAAAGGCGAAGACGCAAGGGGGCGCCCAGCCCCCGGCGCCGGGCCAGCCGCCCCAGGGGGGCAATGGGCAGGTGGACCTCAACGAGGCCGGATACCAGGCGATGAGGGGCATGCAGTTCGGGCCCAGGATCGCCTTCCCGAAGTGACCGTGACCGTTCCTGTTCTTCCCATCACCTGACGGGGATTCGATTCGATGCCACTGTTCGATCAGACCCAGCCATTGACGCCCTACAACAGCGTCAACGCGGGCGTCATCCCGGCCGAGGTCTTCGGCATCGGGATCGCCTTCTTCGCCAACCGGACCCCGCTCGTCAGCCGGCTGGCCAAGGCGCCGGTGGGGAGCCTGAGCTTCAAGATCACCGCGGACGACTACCGCGGCACGACCACGCTGGGCGGCGGCTACACCACCACCCAGACCGCGCTCACGGTGGCGGACTCCTCCCTGTTCATGCCCGGCGACGTCGTCGAGGTGGACAACGAGGCGTTCCTCATCACCGCGATCGCCAGCCCGACCTCGCTCACGGTGACCTTCGCCTACGGCGGCACGACCAACGCCAACCACTCCAACGGCGCGACGGTCAACCTGATCGGCAACAGCCGGAACGGCGCCGAGGTGAACCAGGCGGGGATCTCGCGGTTCCCGACCACGGTGGAGCAGTACCTCCAGACGTTCCAGCACCCGTACTCGGTCGGCGGCGCGCTGGCGTCGGCGTCGAACTACGCGCTGCCCCCGGGGATGGCCACGCCCGTCGACCGCGACCGGATGATGGCGATCCAGCACTGCATGGACGACATGGAGCGCAGCTCCTATTACGGCTACGGCGTGCAGCTCGCGGCCAACACCACGAAGCCCGCGCAGAAGGGGCTGAGGTCGCTGATCACCAGCAACAAGACGCTCTCCCCCACCAACGCCTCGGCCTACAAGCCGAGCGACCTGATGCGGGACACGCTCCAGCCGTGCTACACCGCCGGGGGCAACCCCGACGTGCTGCTGGTCTCGACCGACTTCCTGACGGGGCTGGCGATCTGGGGCCTGTCCTACCAGTACATGGACCCGGGCGAGACGACCTTCGGCGTCAAGCCGCAGACGATCTTCGCCCCGTTCCTGGGGCCGGTCTACGTGGTCCCGTGCCCGTTGCTCCGCACGGGCACGGCCATCTGCCTCACCTCCGGCGAGGCCCGGCTGCGGGTGAAGCGGGCGATGTTCGACAAGCCCCGCGGGAGCCGCGGCGACGCGATCGAGGGCGACATCATCGCCGAGGCCGCGGTCGAGCTGGACAACCAGCAGCACCACGCCTGGGTCTCCGGCATCACCGGCTTCGCCAAGCAGTCCTGATCCCGCCGCGGCGTGATGGCCGCGGGTAGCTGTGCGGCCATGGCCCGGCGCGGGGCGACTCGCGCCGGGCTCCAACTCATGGAGATCGGCAGATGCGAGTATTCCCCGGGCCCACGGCGTGGGTCGACGAGGCGATGGAGAGGCAGGGCGCCCACCCGGCCCAGCGGTCGGAGGTCGCCAACAGCGGGCCGTTCGGGTCGTTCTGCGACCTGATCGGGCAGGCGATGAGCCAGAAAGACCCGGCGGTCCGGGACGAGCAGATCGCGGAGGCGGAGCGGCGGCTGCTGCCCTTGCGGGTGGCGCTGGACGCGGCCGAGGCGATCCTCGAGGACGTCCGCAAGGAGCCCGAGGCGGAGGACGCGGCCGAGGTCGTGATCGAGCAGCCGAAGCAGAAGCGGGGCCGCAAGGGCAAGGAGTGAGCCAGGGACGGCCGGGGCGGAATCCGACACGAGCCACGATCCGAGGGGACTGACCTATGAAGCCGGGCAACACGATCAACCGCCTGATCGACGCGGTGAACGCGGTGATCGAGGCGGCGAACAGGGCGACCGCGGTGGCCGTCGAGGTGGACAACCTCGGCGGCATCGGGGCGGTCGAGGATTACGTCGACGAGAACGAGGAGGCCCTGGGCTTCACGTTCGCGGACGTGCAGGGCGCCATCGCGACGCTGGGCAACGTGCGGCTGCTGGCGACGAACCAGGCGGCGAACTTCCCGGCCGGATCGGCCACCAATCTGGCCAAGCTGAGAACCTGACATGCCGCGGATCTTCAACGGGACGAGCGACAAGGCCGTGTACGCGGGGTCGGTGGTTCCCGCGTACCCGTATACGCTGGCGTGCTGGTTCTACCCGACCGACACGAATAATTTCGGCGTCTTGCTCGGGGCGTTCAACACCGGAAGCAACAATCAACTCGTTTGCCTTCGCTACCGCGGAACCGACCCCGGAGATCCGATCGACCTCGGAATCAGAGACGACGCGGCGGCCGTCGCCGAGAACTTGGTCACGGGCAACGGAGTCAATCTCAACGCGTGGAATCTGGCCATAGGTGTTTGCGCGTCGGCGTCGTCGCGAACCGTGTACCTGAACAACGGAACGCCCGTCGTGAGTTCGACGGCCGTCGGCACGTTGACGCTGAACATCACGACTATCGGGGTTCTGTCTCGGCTGACGGATTCCCAATTCTTCGCCGGAAAGATAGGGGCGGCGGCCGTGTGGTCGGCGGCCCTGGACGGGACCGACGCGGCGAACCTTTGGGCGGGGGCCCACATGGGGGCCATCCGAACGGTCAATCTGGTCGATCTCTGGTTGATGGCCGGATTCGGCTCGCCAGAACCGTCGTTGGTTTCCGGCGGTCACTCATTGACGCTCACGGGCACGACGGCGGACACGTCGAGCAACCCGCCCGTGTGGGCACCGTGGCGTCCGCCTATGCCCATCATTGGAGCCGCCTAACATGCCGTTGCGAGGAGTGGCCATCACCGGCCTGGCGGTGCCGAACGCGGTCAAGCGCCTGGACGGGTCGGCGATCACCACCGGCACCTGGACCGTGTACATCACCAAGGACGGCGGCACGCAAACGACGATCGCGGGATCGGTGACCCACGAGGGCAACGGCCAGTGGACGTATAACCTGACGGCGAGCGAGATGGACGCGCAGGCGATCGCTTTGACGTTCAGCCACACGGACGCGAGCCCGTACACGCTCGTCATCGCGACCGACCCGTGGGTGTCGGGGACGGCGCAGGCGGGGGCCTCGACGACGATCACGCTGGCGAGCGGGGCGTCCTCGACCGACAACCTTTACGTCGGCGACATCGTGCTGCTGGGCGATGGCCAGTGCCGGGTCATCACGGGGTACGTGGGATCGACCAAGGTGGCGACGGTGGACCGGGCGTGGACGACCAACCCGAGCAGCTCGTCGACCTACGTGCTGTTGCCGGCGGCGGCGGTGCTGGCCCAGCAGACGCACACCAACGCGGTGGTGCCGACGGTCACCAACCTGACCAACGCCCCGTCCTCGGGGGATTTCACGGCGACGATGAAGGCATCGATCGGCACGGCCGTCGCGGCGTCGGCGGTGGCGAGCGTGACCGGCAACGTGGCGGGCTCGGTGGGGTCGCTGGCGGTGCAGGCCAAGGCGGACGTCAACGCGGAGGTGGTGGACGCGCTGGCGACGGACACCTACGCGGAGGTCACGGGCGTGCCGGCGGCGACGAGCAGCATCAAGGACATGATCCGGTGGCTGTTCGCGCAGGCGCGTAACAAGCGGACCCAGACGTCGACGACTCAGACCCTCCGCAACGACGCGGACAACGCGAGCATCGCAACCTCGACGGTCTCGGATGACGGGACCACGGCCACGCGCGGGAAGTGGTCCTGATGGCGCTCGACACGGCCTCGAAACGGCTGTCGGTCATGTTCGGCGCGACGCTGCCGGTCCCGAGCGGCTCGTTCGACGCGGCGGATCGGCTGCATCTGCTGGAGCTGTATTCGGGCTTCGGTTCGGGCGGCTCGACGCCCTCGACCTTCAGCGAGTGGTTCGTGTCGCCGGAGCGGCAGAGCGCCGGCGACTGGGACCACCTGACCGTGGAGTGAGCCCGTGAGCGAGGCGTTGATCCGGGTGACCCGGGGCAGCTCGGCGACGAAGACGATGGCCGCGCGGACGGCGGCGGGCGATCTCGTGGCGCCGTTCACGGGGTCGGAGACGATCACGGCGACGGTCTGGCGGGGGGACGACACGGCGCCGCTGTTCAGCGTGACGGGCACGTGGGCGACGCCCCCGAGCTTCACGGTCGCGTTCTCGGCGGGGCAGACCGACCTCGAGCCGGGGCGGTATCCGGTCAACCTGACGATCGGGACCGTGACGAAGCCGGCGGGGTATCTGGAGATCCTGCCGGCGCCGGGCGTGGCGGAGTCGCCGAGGAGCTACCTGACGGCGTCGGAGGGGCGGGAGCTGCTCCGGGGCCTGGGCGATCTGCTCCAGACGCGGACGGACCAGACGGGGCTCCTCAACCTGTTCGGCCGCGCGAGCGAGGAGCTCGACGACGCGATCGCGGACGCCTACTCGGCGAGGTTCGCCCAGTGCGGCCCGGCGATGGTGCGGGCGGCGCGGGCCGACATGCTGACGGCGCTGGCGGCCGACGGGCTGACGGTCAACTCGGCGGTGAGGCGGTTCGTCGCGTACCGGGGCGCGTCGCTCTTGCTGGCGACGATGCCGGCGCCGCCGGAGAGCGGGATCGGTTCGGCGCGGAGGGCGGCGAGGGACGAGGCGGACGCGGCGATGCGTCGGCTGGTGGCCGAGGTGGCGGGGCCGAACGGCCAGGTCGTGACGGTGAGGTTCAGCGGCCCGATGAGGATCGAGCGATGAGCAAGGCGAAGGCGAAGGAAGCGGCGGTCGAGGCGCCGGCCCCGGCCCCCTCGGCGCAGTACGAGCGGAAGCTGTACCCGCCGCGGGTCGTGAGGCGGTCGCTGACCTGGTTCGTCGTGGCGGACGGCAAGGAAGTGTCGTCGCACGAGACGCCGGAAGAGGCGGCCGAGGCGCTGGCGGCGCTGGGGGCCTGACGTGCCCCTCCGCGCGGTGAAGCGGCCGGACCGGTGCTACTTCGCGGCCAGCGGCCCCGACATGGAGCCGCCGGAGTGGGCGGGGCGGAAGATCGTTCCGGGCGAGCGGAGGCGGTGGTGGGGGCTGCTGGCGGGCGAGCTGAAGCGGGCGAAGGTCGACGAGTGGAAGGCCGGGCTGGACGCTTACGGCGTGCCGCTCGTGCGGGTGAAGCTGCCGAGGCGGGGCCGGTCGGACTGGCACGGGAGGCGGTATCGCGAGGGGCGGGGGCCGGCGCTCCTGCCCTTCCCCAGGCGGTCGCTCTCGCGGGGGCTGAACCTGCTGCGGGCGTCGGCCAACGAGCGGCGGGCGGTGGTCCACTGGCCCAACCTGGCGGGCAAGATCGGGCCGGGGCCGCATCTGGGGTGGTGCGAGATCCTGTACATCCACGCCGTCGAGGCGGGGGTGACCCGCGACGTGGTGGGGATCTCGCCGGCGGGGCTGCTGGGGGCCTTGTCGGCGGCGCTGGCGAAGTTCCGGGCGGGCGGGCGGCGATGGGCCGTGCCGACGGCGAGGGGGTCGGCGTTCGGGGTAAGGTTCGCGGCGGGGAGGCCCGCGCGGGTCCAAGCCCAGACGCCGGCAACAGTGGCGGGCCGGATGCTGACGGCCCACACCGGCCCATACCGGCCCACACCGGCCCACACCGAGCCCGTCATCCTCATCCCCTGGATCTTCTTCGGTCCCGATCGCGAAACGCGGCTCTACCGGCTGGGCGAGCGGTGGCTGATCGCCCGGGGGCCGTGGGGCTGGGAAGTCCTCGGCGACGGCACGACGGACCTGGCGCTGCTCACGCTGTACGAGGCCGAGGGGGAGTGGGAGCGGGTCGAGCCGGACGATGAGGACGTGCCGAAGCGGGTGAGGCGGGCGTTCGACGCGGCGGAGGCGGGGGAGCTGGCCTCGACGTGATCTACTTCAACGTCGCGGTGAAGGGGCCGCCGCCGGGCTCGTTCGGGGTCGTCGGGGGCCTCGACGACCCGGGGCTGAACCGGGAGCTGGTGGCGTTCGCGGGGAAGCACAACCGCGAGATGGCCCTGAGGGGCCTGGACAAGCGCGGCTATCCGCTCCGGCCCTGGCATCGGCGGTTCGGCGTGTCGGACTACCACGGCCGGGAGTACCGGCGGTGGTCGAACCGGACGGTGCTCGTGCCCTTCGGCGAGGGCTCGCGGCGGGTCGACGACAACACGACGTGGCTGGACCGGACGGGCGTGAAGAGCGACGGGTCGGGCGTGCTGACGCTGACCAACGGCTTCACCGGGAATTCGAGAGGGCTGCCCCTCGGCTGGAAGCGGGACGGCCGCGACGTGCTGGGGCTGGACCCGGAGGGCCTGAGGGGCTTCCGGGCGATCCTGCTCCGGCACGGGCCGAGGGTCGTGTTCGCGGGGCATAGGAGCCACCCCTGATGGGAGTCGAGTCGAAGGACCAGACGCTCGGGATCGACAACGAGGTGGCGACGCTCGGTTTCCTCGAGCTGGCCGGGCTCGTGATGAACGACCCGGTGCTCGCGTCGCTCGTGAAGACGTGGGTGGTGCCGGGGCGGTCACCGAACGAGGTGGTGATCGCCTACGGGGACAACCTCGGCTCGCTCGCGGGGGCGGCCGACGCCTGCCCGGCGATCGAGCTGTGGCCGGAACCCCGCGACGGGCAGCCGCTCTCGAACTGCCGCCAGCAGGCGACGCTCTCGGTCCGGGTGCGAATCCTGCTCGCCGGCAACGCGCCGCTGTCGGCGATCAACGTGTGGGGGCGGGTGCAGAAGGCGGTGTATCCGCCGAGCACCCCCGAGGGCAACGAGGTGCGGCGGCGGCTGGGGGCGCTGGGCTTCGGCGGGGAGCCGGTGCTGCTGGCGCAGCCGGCGATCACGACGGGGGCGACGGAGAAGCAGTCGCTGTACACGACGGCCGAAGGGGCGTTCTCGGCCAGCTATCGAATCCAGGGGAGTTGATGACATGGCGAGGCGATGGGTGAACTTCCTGACCGAGTCGGCGTTCAAGACGGCCACGAGCAACACGCAGAACAACACGACGCTCGGCGTCTCGTGGCTGCCCATCGAGCTGATCAGCGACGACGCGGTCAACTTCAACTGGATGCCCGACCGCGAGGACATCCGGACGGCGCTGGCCCGCAACCGGGTCGAGCGCCAGGTGGGGACGACCTACAGCCTGACGGGCAGCGGGAAGACGCTGCTGTACCCGGCGCAGGACAACCTCCTGATCGGCTGGGGCTTCACGCGCAACGACATGGGCGGGGCCGGCACGACGGACGACGTGCCGTGGACGACGACGGAGCCGGCGCGGGACCTGGCCAGCGTGATCTTCGCGAGCTACGCGGAGGACGACGCGCTGACGGCGGAGAAGTACCGATACGACGGGTGCAAGTGCGGCCGGATGGCGCTGGCGGCGAGCGCGGACAACCAGGCGTTCGAGCTGTCGTTCGACTTCACGGGCTCGCAGCGGATCGCCAGCGACGCCAGCGACGTGGAGCCGGTGAAGACGTACTACCCGTCGACCGCGCCGTACCACCTGAGCGACGCGGCGCTGGTGGTGAACGGCAACACGATCGCGAACTTCAGCGGCGTGACGATCCAGGTGGAGAACGAGCTCCAGCCGAGGAAGGACAACCGCACGTACGCGCAGCCGATCCGGGGGTGGGGGCGGCTGGTGACGCTCCAGGTCCAGCAGTTGTACAAGGCGACGCCGGACCTCCAGGCGCTGTTCCAGGCCCGGACGTCGCTGTCGAGCTGCACGGTGGTGCTCACCCACCCGACCGGCCCGACCTTGACCTTCGACCTGAAGGCGTCGAGCCGGATCACGGACTACAAACGCGTGTACCCGATCGGGAAGTCCCATGAGGAGCAGTACACGATCACGGCGTGGTACGACCGGACGGCGGCGAGCGACATGACGGTGGCGTTCACGTGAGGTCGTCAGGGCTTGGCGATCAGCCCGCGCTTGACCTCGCCCTTCACACCAGGAGCGAGGAACAGGGACTTGATCACCTCGACGGTCACCAGCCGGGCGCGGGCCTCGTCGGCGGTCGCCGCGCCCTCTCCGCCGGGGTCGGCGACGATTCGAATCCGGTCGCTGGCGGCAAGCTCCTTCCATTCGCCATCGATGCGAATGGGGATCTTCGGCAGAGCCTCATCGCTGTCGATGTCCTCGACGTGAAGCTCCTCGCCCGGCTCTAGCTTCGTCGCCATCGCAGATTGGCCGGGCGGCATCGGAGTGAACTTCAGGCCGTGCTCCTCGTACCAGGCGCGGACATTCTCGGGGTAGACGCACTGGCGGCGAAGCTCAACCGACTGCCCGTCTCGCTTGCCACCCTGAATCTTGATCTGGATCAGCCGATCAGGCCCGCCCTTGCCGGGATCGCTGATGGTCAGAGCGTCATCCATGAATTCCGCCCCGCCTTCGCCTTCCAGCACCTTGACGGCCAGTCCGGGGCGGAGCGGCGCGTTCAGCATGATCTCGTCGCCGGGGCTGTCGAACGCGGGTCGCTGGCAGCCGACCAGTAGTAGCAGCACGAACGCGGCACGCTTCATCTCGATCTCCTCCTGAGGGGGATTCGTCCCGATCATGGCAAACTTCGGCGACATCTACAGTTACCAGATCCAGGTGACGGCCGCAGGGGCCGCACAGGTCCAGGGCATGACCGCCGCGCTGGCGGCGATGGCCTCCGTGACGGTCAACATCGGGGCGGGCTCGGTCCGGACGAGCGTCCAACTCGCGAACATGACGGCCGCGATCGATAACGTCGGGTACCAGACCACACAGACGGTGGCGGTGCTGGAACGGATCGAGACTCTGCTCGGGCAGAAGATACCGTCCGCATCGAAAAAAGGGATGGACGGCCTAAAGCAGCTCAGCTCCGTCATCTTCGCCGCGGTGAACTTGATGGAGGACGCCCAGTTCGGCGCGCGGGGCCTCGCGAACAACCTCCTCCAGATCGCGATCATCGCCACGTCGAAAGCCCACCCGGCGCTCCAGGCGGTGGCGGCCGTCGGCACCGTGCTGGCCACCTCGTTCGGCCGGGAGCAGATCGACTCGTTCCTCGCGTGGGCGGGCATCCTCGACGAGAACCTCATCCCGAAGGCGAAGGAGGCGAAGGACGCCCTCGACGAGATGGCGACGGCCGGGGGCAGGGTGGCCAAGGCGCTGTCGGCGGAGTCGGGGAAGATCCAGGAAGCCGGAGCGGAATACGCCAAGCTCATCGACGACCTGAGCGCGGAGTCGGAGGGGAAGCTGGTCCAGGCGGCGCTGAGCACGAAGGGCGCGGACAGGCGGATCGCGGACCTCGAGTACGAGATCAAGAAGGCCCAGCACGAGCTAAACAACAACGTCGGCCCCCTCGAGTTCTTCCGCGCTAGCAAGCTCCGCGAGAGCATCAGCGGCTATCTCGACGAGATCAACAAGGTTCGCGCCGAGAGCATGAAGGCCGCTCAGGCCGAGATCGACCAGCTCATCGCGAACGCATCGAAGGGCAGCGAGGAGGCGAAGAAGAAGCTGATCGGTCTGGCCGGGAGCGTCGGCACGCCCGAGCTGCTGGAATACGCCGCGGCGCTGTGGAAGACGACCGACGAGGCGAAGCGGTCGGCGGCCGAGGTGGAGAAGGTGGCCAAGGCCCGAGAGCGGCTGATCGAGCAGCTGAAGGAGCAGAAGAAGAAGCAGGACGACCTCATGAAGGCGGAGGCCGCCGCCGCCGAGGAGAACGCCCAGCGACTGCTCCGGGCGTGGGAGCTCGAGAAGCAGATCCAGGCGGAGAAGGACCGGGCCGCCGCCGACCGGTTGGGCCACCGGGGGGACGTCCAGGCCAACGCCTTCCGGGACATGCTGGCCCCCCAGATCCAGGCGATGCTCGCCGACGCGGCGGGGCGGGGCATGGACGCCAACGACGCGAAGATCGCCGTGGCCGGGATGGCGACGCAGGCGATGATGCAGTCGGGCGTGAAGCCGCTGGACGCGGGCAACGCGGCCCGGAAGCTCGTCGAGGAGCAGGCCGGGTTCGTCGATCAGCTCGTCGCGAACATGGACGCGGTGCTCGGCATGCTGGTCGGGCAGGAGCGGCGGGGCACGTGGGCGAGGCGGCAGGCGGCGATCCAGGCGAATCAGCTCCGGGCGATGCAGCTCCGGATGCCCCAGGACCCCTGGCGGAACAACCGGGCCGGGTGGCCCTGAAAGCAGGCTGAACGATGCCGACGGCGCTCCCCCTGGAGCGGCTCCGGATCAACGGCGTGGCCGTTGATCGGGACGCCGCGAACGTCCACGTCACGCGCCGGCTGCTCCACAACCTGGACGGCCCGGACGAGGTGCATTTCACCGAGTTCGGCGTCTACGCGCCCTCGTACAAGCTGGACTCGAAGGTCGAGCTGCTGATCGCCGAGGACCTCGACGGGGACGGCTCGATCGGCGAGGGCGATTACGTCGTGCGGTTCGCCGGCGTGATCAAGCAGGCGCCGATGACCGACGGCAAGATGCCGCGGATCGACTACATCGCGCCGGGCCTGAAGTACCTCGCCGACGACGTGCGGGTGACGCACCCGCAGAGCGGCAAGACGGAGGTGCGGTTCAACCTGAGTCCGGCCGACAGCGACTACGAGGACGACCTGGCGATCCTGCAACTCGGCGAGATCTTCCGCCGGGTGCTGACCTATGACGACCACGCGACGGACCTCTGGTACAAGGGGATCACGGCCTATACCGTCGACCCGCCCTACGTCGACCCGACGAAGCCGGAGCTGGGGCGGAAGTACAACACGGCGGCCGGGTCCGGCGCGGTGCTGAGGTCGGCCACGCTCGCGGACCTCGCCAAGCTCACGGTCGTCCCCGACGACGTGACGATGTCGGGCTCGAAGCTGTGGGCGGAGATCGAGAACGCCCTGCGCGACTCGGCGCCGTGGGCGGGGCCGGAGATCCTGCCCGACGGCACGATCCGGTTCCACGACACCCGCGACCCGCAGTGGCTCGAGGTGCAGATCGGCAACGACCCGGTGGCGCCGCCGTCGCTGACGCTGGACGGGGGCGAATGCTACTCGGCGGTCGAGGTGATCGGCGACGCGAGGGTGGAGGGGGAGACCTTCCAGACGTCGGACGGCACGCTCGTCGCCGACTGGTCGGCGGCGGACGAGGCGGCGTGGAAGTGGTCGGACTTCGCGGTGAAGTCGAACGCGACGAGCACGGGGACCATCGTCTCGATCGGGCCGACGTCGGTCGTCATCAGGCCGACGGGCGGGGCGACGAGCTGGGTGGCCAACAAGTGGGCGAGCGACCGGGCGACGGTCGAGCTGATCCTGCCCATCGGGCCCAGCAACCCCAGCCAGATCAGCGAGAACCGCCGGGTGAAGGCGAACACGGCGTGCGTGTCGGGCGGGACGTGCACGGTCAGCCTGGAGTACCCGCTGGCCCAGACCGGCTACACCAACTTCAAGCTGACGGGCCAGGGGGATAACCCGCGGCGGTTCGTCCACCGGCGGTACAAGCTCGCCGACGGGGCGAAGGCGTCCCGGATGGTGGACGGCTTCCCGTACCCGGTGTTCTGGGAGTTCCGGACGGGCGGGCAGTACGTCACGACGCCCGTCGGCAAGAACTTCCGCCTGCCCCCCGGCAACACCGGCGACCCCTTCCAGGCGGACCTCTTCTTCACGCTGTTCACGGACACGGACGGCGTCCGGAAGGTGCTGGCGAGCGAGCCAACGGTGAAGACGTGGACGGCGCAGGCGGACATGGACACGGGCGGGTCGTCGGTCAAGAAGCCGACGAACATCCTCGTGTTCCTGCCGATCGCCCACGATCTGCTGGTGGCACGCTACCCGGCGGCGGGGTACGAGGGCCCGGGGTACGACGACCACGGCATCCGGCGGGTGCGGTACGTGCCCCAGGAGGACTGGAAGTTCGAGGGCGACCGCTCGCGGCAAGCGGACTACGCGAAGTCGATCCACGACGTGGTGAAGGAGCCGTCGATCAGCGGCGACCTCACGTATTTCTGGCTCTGGCACCCGGGCGTGTCGGGGGCGAACCTGGCGGTGAAGCTGACGAGCGTCTACGGGCCGACGCCCTGGCAGGGGTCGAAACTGACGATCCGGGGCGTCGAGATCATCGGGCAGGAGTCGGGCCCGCACACGCTGGTGACGAACCTGCGCGTCTCCAATCAGCGGCGGCCGTGGACGGGCGAGCGGTACTACCAGGCGATGAATTTCGTCGAGGGCGGGCCGCTGGCGAACGCGCCGGACCTGGACCTGAGGAGGTGAGCCGATGGGCGACCTCGAGCAGCGGGTGCGGTTCCTGGAGCAGGAGCTGGAGCGACTGAAGAAGGAGCTGGCGAGGCTCCAGGCGGCGCAGTCGAAGGTCGAGTCGTCGGCCTACCAGGCGGCCAACGGATGAGCGACCTGGCGGAGCGAGTCCGGCTGCTGGAGCGGGGGTTCCGGTCGACCGCCCGGGGCTTCGAGGCGGCGGCGCGGAAGTCGGACAAGCTACGCGACTGGTCGGTGAAGGCAGGGACGGGCGCGGGCGACCCGCCGACCGAGGCGCCCCCCTCGGGCGCCGACCCGGTGCCTTGCTGCGGCGAGAGGCGGCTGCCGACGACGCTGAAGGTGCGGTCGATCAACGCCTCGACGCTGGCGTTAGCGCCGGCGCCGAACTACTCGGGCAACCTCACGTACAGCGGGGGCCAGTGGACGAGCCCGGAAGTGTCGATTTCGGTGCTCATCATCTATGGGCGGAACCCGGCGGGGCAGTGCGTCAACAGCCCAGTCGGCGGCACGATCCGGGGGAAGTGGGCGCTGTCGTGCGAGGGGGCGTCGTGGTGGTACAGGCTGCTGGCGGAGAGCGTCACCTGCCGGCCGATCGGCGGCTTCGGGGACACGGTGCTGCCCAGCCCCGGGACCGGCGCCTTCGGCCGGACGGCGATCGGGGGCTCGTCGCTGGGCGGCGCGGGCCGCTGCGAACCGTTCAACCTCTCGATGCCCTACGGGGGCACGTTCGACCTCACCTGGGGCGACTGGACGACCTTGTACAGGGCGATCGTCTTTGAACCCGCCCCCTGACCGTTGCCCCGGCTGCCGGGTCCCCGCTGGCGTCCCTTGCTTCGCGGGCACGCACGGCCTGGCCGACTGGTGCGGGGATCAGGAGCGGTGGGGCCAGGTGATCCTCGGCCGGTCGCTGGGGCTGATCGTGGACGTCCAGGTGCCAGACGCGGAGGCGGAGCGGCTGGCGGAGATCCGGGAGCTGGCGAGGGACTGCCGGCACGCGGACCGGGCGTGGGACACATGCGCGTGCGTGGATCGGTTCTGCACGCGGACGGGCAAGATCGAGAGCGGGCTCGATTGCCTGCTGTGCGCGGAGCGGGGGGATTCGGCCTGATGGGCGTCTTCACCGAGTGGCGGCCCGGCTGGGGCGGGAAGCGCGGCCGGCTACGGGGCTACACGCTCGACGCCGGCACGGCCCTGGCCGAGGTGGCGGCCGACTACGCGCTGACGCCCTCCCAGGTGCTCTCGGCCACGCTGCCGATCCCGCTGGCGAATCTCCGGACGCTCGCCATGCGGTCGGACGGCCGGGTGAAACTGGAGCGCGGCACGGCCGGGACGGCGGAGATCCAAACCGTCGCGATCGGCGGCGGGACGCCGACCACGGGGAGTTTCCGGCTGGCGTGGGGCGGGCTGCAGTCGAACGTCATCCAGTGGAACGACAACGCCGCGGCGGTGCAGGCGGCCGTCGAGGCGTCGGGGGCGATCGGCGTCGGGAACGTGGCCTGCACGGGCGGGCCGCTGCCGGGCTCGACGGTGACGATGACGTTCTCGGCGGCCCTCGGCAACCTGCCCGCGCCGCTGGTGGGCGGGGTCTCGCCGCTGGACGCGGGGCGCGTCGTGGTGACGACGATCCAGAACGGCGCGGCGGGGTCGACCACGAACCAGGTCACGCTGTACGGCTGGCCGATCCCGCCCTT